TTGTTGGTGGTGGTGCTGGTTACTTCTCTGCTAACAACGTCGAAATCACCGGCGGTGTTGGTACTGGTGCAACCGCAAACATCGTATGTAACGCATCCGGCTCTGTTGTTCGCGTTGATGTTGCTACTCGCGGCGATCAGTATTACCTAACAGATAGCCTACATGTTCTTGCACCTTCCGGTCAGGACGCAGTTATCACAATCGGTGAAGTCGGCGCAACAGGAAATGTTAACTCTGCTGCAGTCGTTATCACTGACGCTGGTAAGTGGTACTCAAACGCAAACAATGTTGTTCTATCTGGTGGTTCTGGTTCCGGCCTAACCGCAAACCTAACCGTGAACGCAACAGGCGGAATCATCAGTGTTGATGTTGCTGCTCTAGCAAACTCAAACACTGCAGGCGTTTCTTATGTTGCAAACGATCAGGTCTTCGTGGTCCAGGTTATTCCTGCCGAACTAACAGTCAGCCTACAGGCAACTGAAGAAGTTGGCGTTATTTGGGGTGCAACCGCTGAGGGAACAACCTTCACTCAACCAGAAGATGTTTACACATCATCCCTAGATGGTGGTTCAGATGGCATTCCATCCGACACCGATATCATCGCAGGTTACGATATGTTCGCTAACCCAGACGATACCGATGTGTCACTTATCATGACTGGTGCCCACTCCAGAGACGTATGTTCCTATGTTGTTGATAACATCGTTGGTGGTTCTCTACCATCAACCGGCGACATGACCATGAAGGCTGTTGGTAACGGCCGTCGAGACTGCGTTGCCTTCCTATCACCACAGATGCAGGATGTTGTAAACAACCATGGTTCTGAAACTCAGGATGTTATCGCTTACCGTAACACGCTAAACTTCAGCTCCTCTTACGCCGTTATGGACTGTAACTGGAAGAAGCAGCTTGACAAGTATAACGGCAAGTACCGTTGGTTGCCACTAAACGGCGACATTGCCGGTCTGTGTGCATACACCGACTATCTGCGCGATCCATGGTGGTCACCAGCCGGATTCAATCGTGGACACATCAAGAATGTTGTGACCCTTGCATGGAATCCTAAGATGAACAACCGTGACGACCTATATCAGAACGGCATCAACCCAGTTGTAAACTTCAAGGGTGAAGGTCCTATCCTTTACGGAGATAAGACCATGCTTAACAAGCCTAGCGCATTTGACCGCATCAACGTACGTCGTCTATTCATCGTCGTTGAGAAGGCCATTGTCAAGGCTGCTAAGTACTCACTATTCGAGTTCAACGATGAGTTCACCCGCGCACAGTTCGTAGCTCTGATCGAGCCTTACCTACGTGACGTTAAGGGTCGTCGTGGTATCTATGACTTCAAGGTTGTTTGTGACGAATCAAACAACACTCCAACAGTCATTGACCGTAACGAGTTCATCGGAGACATTTACATTAAGCCAGCACGTTCAATCAACTTCATTCACCTGAACTTCGTTGCCGTTGCTACTGGTGTCGCCTTCTCCGAAGTTATTGGCAAGTTCTAAGATAAATAGGATCAAAGGAGAAAACACAAATGGCTTTTAATGTTCAAGAGTTCAGAGCATCACTACTGTATGACGGCGCCCGCCCAAGTCTATTCGACGTAAGCATGACCGTTCCTAACCTTGTCGCAATGCCGGGAGTTAATCGTCAGATTACCTTCCGTGCCAAGGCCACAGAACTTCCGGGAGATAGCATTGGGCCTATCTCCCTGAACTACTTTGGTCGCGAAATCAAGGTAGCAGGTGTTCACTCATTTAATGACTGGTCTATTACAGTCATCAACGATGAAGACTTCACCATCCGCAACACCTTTGAGCGTTGGATGAGCGCTATCAACTCTCATGTTGGTAATGTTCGCGCACCTCAGTTCCTACAGGGTGACGGTGGATACCAGGCAGACGGATACGTTACTCAGTATTCCAAGACTGGTGGTGGTCTAGGTGGCGTTACCGCAGGAATGGGTAATGGCACAGGCATCATCAAGGACTATGGTATGATCGGCTGTTTCCCAACAGAGATTACACCTATCCAGCTTGACTGGGGCAGCAATGCAGAAGTTGAAGAGTTTCAGATCACCTTCGCCTATCAGTGGTGGGAAACTTATGCACCTAATCCAACAACAGACACTGGCTCTGGTAACATTGCTCAGCCTGGTGCTGGATTTGCTACCTCATAAGTGACATAAATACAAAGCGATTGACCAAGGGGAATGTCCCCTTGGTCCTTTTATAATGAACACAAGATAGGATTCATGATGGCCAAGCATCCCAAAAAGAGTAAAAGATCAAGATCGGCTGACTCTGAGCAGTTAGACGAACAAAGGCTTTATGGCTTTGAGCTTGGCACAGATAAAGCAGCTACCAAAAATCAAAACACAGTTGATCTAAAACAGAAGTCATTCGCTCTTCCACAGAACGAGGACGGCGCAGTCACTGTTGCAGGCGCAGGTTACTACGGTACATATGTTGACCTTGACGGCACCTTCCGTAACGAAACCCAGCTAATCACCAAGTATCGCGAAATGGCCATCCAGCCTGAAATGGAAGGGGCCATTGACCAGATCGTAAACGATGCCATTGTCCATGAGGATGACGGCACATCGGTTGAGATTGTATGCGATAACTTACAGGTTCACCCATCTATCAAAAAGAAGATTGAGGAAGAGTTCGATCATGTATTGAAGCTCCTTAACTTCGGTAACATGGGTCATGAAGTGTTCCGCCGTTGGTATATCGATGGGCGTTTGTTCTATCATGTGGTCATTGATGACACCAATAGAGACAAAGGAATCATCGAACTCAAGTATGTCGATCCTCGCCGTATCCGCAAGATCAGAGAAATTCAGAAGACACGCGACCCACAAACCGGTATCGAAATCATTAAGAAGGCCATCGAATACTATCTATACAATGAACGAGGTCTTGTCGGAGCCGGAACTAATCTTGGCTCGAAAATCGCTGTCGATTCCATCATCAACATCAATTCTGGTATTATGGACCCGAAGCAGACAATGGTCCTATCCTATCTGCACAAGGCCATCAAGCCACTTAACAACCTAAGGATGATGGAAGACGCTACCGTTATCTACCGTCTATCAAGGGCGCCGGAGCGCCGTATCTTCTACATCGACGTTGGTAACATGCCTACAATCAAGGCTGACCAGTACGTTCGAGATATCATGGTCAAGTACCGTAACAAGTTGGTCTATAACTCCGACACAGGTGAAATCAAGGACGACCGTAAGCATCTATCCATGCTTGAGGACTTCTGGCTGCCTCGTCGTGAAGGATCAAAGGGAACCGAGATTAGCACCCTTGAAGGTGCAAGGAACCTGGGCGAACTTGAAGACGTTAAGTACTTTGAAAAGAAGCTATTCAAGGCTTTGAACCTACCTCTATCGCGTCTGGAACCTAATCAGGGGTTCTCGCTGGGACGCACCACCGAAATCACCCGTGACGAGTTGAACTTCAACAAGTTCATCATTCGTCTGCGCAACAAGTTTGCATCCCTATTCGATGAACTCCTTCGCACTCAGTTGCTACTCAAGAGAGTATGCACCGAGGAAGAATGGAAGGAAATGCGTGAAGACATTTACTATGACTTCAAGAAGGACAACAACTTTGACGAGTTGAAGGAAGCTGACCTTCTCAGCATTCGCCTTGACATTCTAACCAAGATGGACCCATTTGTCGGCAAGTATTTCTCTATTCAGTGGGTGCGTAAGCATCTATTGCAGCAGACCGACGAGGACATGGAGGAACAGAATGCTCAGATGCAGGAAGAAAACAAGATTGCTGCACAGGCTCAAGCTCAGCAAGCTCAGGACCAACTCGCCCTACAGGGACAGGCGCTACAACAGCAAACGGCCATCCAGACACAAGGTGCAATCGAACAACAGGCCGCACAGGCTGAGGTTCAGGGACAAGCCGCGCAACAGCAAGTTGCCGTTCAAGCGGATCAGGAAAAGATCGCTGCACCTGGTCGCGATCATGAGCAGGCCATGATGGATAAGAAGATTGAACTTGAGAAGGTGAAGTCCAAGCACACCGAGACCAAGGGCAAGTTCGCATCCAAGAAGCCGCCGGCCAAAAAGACAGACAGTAAGAAGAAGCCAGAACCTAAGAAAAAGAAGAAGACCGTGTCCGAGGAGGCCAAGGAACTTGGTCTGATCTATGCTGGCATGGGTCGTTACCTTAACAGACTGGGAGAACACACTCACCAGAACGAGAATGGCATCCTTATAAATATACTAAACGAAGGATAACATGACAGACATTCGCACACCAGGTAACAAAGCCATTGCTAAGAAATGGGGTCTTTCATCAAAGAAAGTCAAGGACCTGGTGAAGCGTGGTGCGAAACATGAACAAGAACACGATACGGATATGAACAAAGCTGCCGAGACGGCCAGGGATCATATCGGAGAACGACCTGATTACTACCGAATGCTCAAGAAGGCAGAAAAGATGGACAAGGACAAACTAACAGAAGCCCGAACCAAAAAGCAGCACGCTTACAAAAAGGGAGACCATGTAGAGGCCAACCTTTCTAAAGGATACTGGTCTAAAGGTCAAGTGTCTGGCGTCGATAAGAACGGCACACATGTTGATGTTGATATTGGAACGATGTTTGGTAGTAAGAACACTTTTCATATTCACCACAATCTGTTGAGAAAGCAGACTGTCAAGGAAGATCAGATTAACGAACTCTCTAACAAGACACTGGGAAGCTACATCAAGAAGGCTTCGGACTCCAGGGCAGACGCCCAGTATCGTGCGGCTGAGTATCAGAACACGATGAATGATCCCAAGAAGAAGTCCAAAAGGTATGGATGGAAGCAATACGGTAAGGACCTAAGAACGGTTCAGCATCGCAGAACAGGCATTCAAAAGGCAGCAGACAAAATGGCTAAAGAAGAAACAATCAACGAAATCTCCAGCGATTTGGCTAAGCGTTACATCAACAAGGCCACCAAGAGCATTGAGTATAACACCGAAAGAAGGTCCAAGGCTCAGAGCGGAATGTTTCCTGGTATCAAGAGAACAGACAGCCCGCATGAAAAGAACATGAAGTCCATTATAGCCAATAGCGCCCGAAAGGATTTCAATAAGAGTGATCGCAATGTAACCAACCGAAAGGCTGGTATCCATCGCGCAGTTGATAGAATGGAAGAAGAGCAGATCAACGAACTGACCAAGAAGACTTTGGTTAGTTACACACGCAAGGCCGCTGTTGATAAGGCAGACGTTGAAAAGGCTATGACCCGTCGAGTAACTTACAAAAACACCGAGACATACAATAAGGCAAAAGAAAAGCAAGGTCGTCGTTTCCAAAATCGTGATACCGGTCTAAGGCGCGCAGAAGATAAACTTGTCAATCCTCATTATGGCAAGGATAGCGATATGACTAAGCGCGCCTGGTTGTCCAAGAGAACCAAAGACCGCAACTTCAAAAAGAGCGGTAAGGGTTGGGAGAACTACAGGGAACCTGGTAGAGATAGACAGTATCGTACACCTTATGGCGAAATGGAAGAAAGTGCGATCATCAACGAAATCGGTAACACAATGCGCGGTCAGGCCACCCTACTGAAGTATATCAGAGGATCAGCCAAGGACCTACACAATACAGGTCTTATGATGGGTCACGATTCCGCATCCAACCCAAGGCCAAATGGTGGCGAGACCGAAGTCCGCAAGACCGGTAAGCGTATCGTCAAGAACAGAACAAACGGCATCGAGGGTGCCATGAAAAGATTAGTTCCAGGCATTAAGGAAGAGCAAATGGATATCAAAGAAACTTCATCCGATAAGGCTAGCCGTTACTATGACGCAGCAGACGCCGATCTAAAGAAGCGTTACAAGAAAAAGGGTAAGGACAACCTTAGAAAAATGATGAACCGTCAGGATGGTATTCAGCGAGCCATGACTAAGGGCGCTCCTTATGATGATTACATTAGAAAAACAGGTGTAAATGAGGAAACAACAATGGAAAACGAAAACCTGGTAGCAGAGGCTATCAATAACATTCTAGAGGGCAACCTTGAGCAGATGCGTCAGAACCTATTTGACACATTGCAGGAGAGAGCCATGGAGAAACTGGAAGAGCGTAAGAGAGACATTGCGTCCTCATACTTTGCCCAGTCGGAGTAATAACGAATGAAGACGCTCAAGCAGCTACGTGAAGAGTATGACAGTCGCTTTGTGCCTCCTATGGAGATTTCCGAGGAGTTGATGCTTGAGAGTTCAAGTCCAACTCTTGATATGGACAAGCAAGGTAATGAGAAGGTAAGATCAAGAAACCTATCCGTCAATCCTATTCCTAGCAATAGGCAGATGCCGGCCCTTCTTATCTTTAGAAGGATGACCTGGAAGACGTATCCTGGTAAGCAGGTTGTGGCTCTCTACTATTCCAAGCTGGTTGACAAGTATCTGTCCATTCCATTTGGTCCTACAGGCAACCTCAATATCTCCGAGTCCAGAGTGTATGATACACTTGAGGAAATGCAACAGTCACTAGATGAAAATCTTCTAGGTGCCGCCGGCACTTTGGCGAGGGCGGCCGCAGGAAACTACATCAAAAACAAGCTAACAGGATCAGGAAATAACTCTGGTTCTGGTGATGACAAGAAAGTAGAAGTCAAGGTATCTAACGGATCAGGCCCAAAACTTATTGGAGGATACAAGGACGGTAAAGGTCCACAAATGCTCAAGAAGGGCGACACATTCTCCAAGGGTGTCAACAAAGGTGATGCAGCCTTCCAGTCCAAGCTTAAGTCAGCTACGATGAAAGATATGCAGGCCCAGAAGAAATCAGTTGCAGAGAACAAGGTTTCAGACCTACGCAAGATGGTCAGAGAAGGCATTGAGACAAAAGACCTTCAAATCAATGGAAGGACCGTTGAGCTAAATAGGAATATGGCTAAGAGGATCATTGAGGTTTATGATTCCGTCAACGTCATCAACAAGCGCAAGATTGAGGGCATGTTGAACGAAGACGTAGAATCCTTCAAGAAGCTCCTACATTTCTCGATCAAACAATAAGGCAGATAGATGGCAACAACATTAGACATTCAAAAGTTAGCTGATGGACCTAAGGGAACCATCGTCAAGGTTGCGTTCGTCTCTGACGGAACGGCACAGACAGGTGTGACCCTGGTTGATGTTGCTAACCTTTCAGGCGCACTATCAAACACAGGTGACATTCGCGTAGGTCAGGCAAACACTCTGCCATTCTACAGAACAAGCATACGTAAGATTTACGGTCAGGGAACCTTCAAGACTGGCGCACATGTCCAGATCAAGGACAATGCAAACACCATTGCGGTGGTTGGGCCTGGACAGTTTGACATGGACTTTGATGTTCATGGTGGTGGTTCTGTTCCAGCCAATGGTAGTATCACACTCACCTCGGCTGGCATTGGCGCCAATGACGCATTCACACTGATTATCGTTCTCAAGAAGGACCCAAGGGACTTCACAATGGGACAACATGCCGATCCATCCGCATTCAACTCTGGAAGGTTCACAATCTAATGCATAAGAACCTGGTAGAACACATCATCGATGGAGAGTATGTAGAGGCCCAGGCTGCTATGAAAAGCCGCCTTGATGCCATTGTAGAACAGAAGCTCCTTGAGGTGAAGCGTTCTATCGACTTGGTTGAGAGGGTTGAGGCTACAGGAACAAAGGACGAAGACGGTAACCCACAGTTCAAAGGTCAGAACAACAAAAAGGATTGGAAGGAATACCGTAAGCAACATCCTACAATGTCCTTTCATGGCACACCATCTAATCCAAAAGCCAGGGCATCTAGAGAAAAGCATGAGAAGACTTCTACTGGAACATTAACGAAGCACGGTATCGAGGCCCGCAGGAAGCGTGGATTTCTACAGGCACACCATGTCGCAAATGCAATGGCCTTCATGAAGGGCATAAGCAACTATCATAAAACAGGAAAGCTGAATCAAAAAGATTTTAGTAGCATTCAAGCACATTTGGATGAAACGGCCGCCCTCGATGACATTAAGGGTGCCGCGCGCCAAGTAAAAGTGGATAAAGTTACCAAGTATCTAGAAAAAAGAGCGAAAAGAAAACTTGGAAAACTTAAAGGATCATCCTCTAGTTCATCATCTGGATCAGGCAACTTCATTTCCAAGATGACTCAGGCCGGCAAGGATGCTGAAAACCAAAAAAATTCCGCTGGTGCAAAGTTAAGCCAAGGTATGTCGCAGGCCGGCAAAGATGCCACTGCCGCAAAAGAGGCAGACAGGGTTGAGCGCAGGACTAAAGCTGTAGGCGCTATTAAGAAAGTAGGACAGTTTGCAGCCGATGTGTTCAGCACACCATGGGAAGAGTCCTATCAGATGCAGGAATCCGCTTGGAGAGACATTCCAAAGGGTAAGAAAGCCCATCCATTAGGTAAGCCAAAGAATGTAATTAAGAGTCGTCGCCTTAGAGCCCGCAAGCTCGGCAAAAGAACATTCAACGAGGAATAAGATGTTGCTAATCACAGAAGAAAACTTCAACGAAGTAAGATACCTGGTTGAGGAAGACAAGAAGACAGGCGCCAAGAACTACTTCCTGGAAGGCATCTTCATGCAGGCAGAGAAGCAGAACCGCAATGGTCGTGTCTATCCAATGCCTGTATTGGCCAAGGAAGCGGCCCGTTACAACGCAGAGTACATTCAGAAGAACCGCGCATTTGGTGAACTAGGTCATCCAGAGAATCCTCAAATCAACCTAGACCGTGTTTCCCACATGATTACATCATTGCATCCTGACGGGAACAACTTCATTGGTAAAGCAAAGATTTTAGATACTCCTAACGGTAAAATTGTTAAGAGTCTATTAGATGGTGGTGCAAGTCTTGGTGTGTCTACCAGAGGCGTAGGGTCTCTGAAGCCACACAATGGATACCAGCAGGTACAAGACGATTACAAACTAGCAACTGCGGCAGACGTTGTTGCTGACCCAAGTGCACCGGACGCATTCGTGAGAGGTATTATGGAAGGCAAATCGTGGATATTAGAGAATGGTAAATGGAAAGAACAAGACTATGACTACGCGAAGAAGGCCATCAAACAGGCATCTAGAAACGAAATCGAATCAGTAGCTTTGAGGATTTTTGAAAATTACATGTCAAAACTCTAAGTTTGCTAAATAACCAATAGGATCAAAAGGAGTATCTTTTAATGGGAAAGAAAACATTAGCAGAAGCAGCTAGAGAGGTTCTAGAGGGATCAACCCTTAACGAGGGTGGCATTCCTAACATCGGACCAATCACAGGCGGCGTATCTAATCCAAATCCAGTTGACAACTCTACTGTGTCAACACGTAACGCAAAGACACTACGCCCTGCCGGCGGTTCAAACCAGAAGCCAGAAGGCGTATTTGGTAACCCAGGTGGCGCACAGCCAGGCGAGTTTCCTAATCCACCAGAGATTGGGGCTGCCCCTGTAAAGCCTGGTGATGGATCAAACCTTGGCGCAGCTGCTGCCGGTGGTAAGAAGCGCGACAAGTCAGTCAAGGGCTCTGGTTCAAATCAGGCTCCAGGTCAGCACCTTGAGGAAGACGACGAGATTGAAGGCAATGTTGTTGAGGAAGAAAAGGAATCCCTAAAGGATCGCCTGAAGCGCCTCAAGGGTAAGAAGCATAAGAAGGATGAAGACGAGGATGACGATTCCGATGACAAGAAGTGTCATGAGGAAGAGTATGAAATTTCCGAAGAGCTTCAGGCATTCATTGAAGAAGGCATCGAGGCTGGTCTATCCGAGGAAGAGCTAGAAGAAGCCATTGCCGAGAATTTCGAGTTTGTTTCAGAAGAAACCGAAGAGCTTGCCGAGGAAGATGATCTTTCAGAGGAAGAGCTTGAGGAAGAAGCTGAAGAAAGATTCCAGGTAGACATGTCCGAGCATGTGAACGCCCTTCTAGAAGGTGAGAACCTATCAGAAGACTTCCATGCCAAGGCAACAACCATTTTTGAGTCCGCTGTAAAGGCCAAGATTCAGGAAGAAGTTGAACTGCTTGAGCAGGCATATACCGAAACACTAGAAGAACGTATCGAAGAAATCCAGGCTGAGCTTACTGAGAGCGTCAACGAGTATCTAAACTACGTTGTAGAGCAGTGGATTGAAGAAAACGAAGTCGCAGTTGAGTCCGCACTAAGAAGCGAGCTAACCGAAGACTTCATTTCAGGACTTCGTTCCCTATTCGCAGAACATTACATCGATGTTCCAGAGGAAGAAGTTCCTGTTGTAGAAGAACTCTCACAGACCGTTGAAGACCTAGAAGCCCGTCTAAACGAGGAAATCCAGAAGAATGTTGAGCTAACCTCAATGCTCTCCGAGTCTCGTAAGGATGTTCTAATCGGATCAGTATGTGAAGGTCTAACCACCACTCAGGCAGCCAAGCTACAGGCACTTGCTGAGAATGTTAGTTACACCGACGATGATACGTTCATCGAGAAGATTTCAACACTAAGGGAAAGTTACTTCCCTGTGTCTGTCCAGAACAAGGAAGTTCTTGACAACGACTCGACCGGAAATCCATCTAACCTAACTGAAGGTTTCTTGGATGACAGAATGGAAAAGTACGTACAGGCACTTGGAAAGACTCAACTAAAGTAATAAAATAACAAGAAAGAAGGAAACTAAAATGTATCTTACAGAACATCTAGAACAGAAGTGGTCACCAGTCCTTGACTACGACGGTCTACCAAAGATCAAGGACCCCTACAAGCGTGCTGTTACCGCAGTCTGCCTTGAGAACCAGGAAAGAGAAATGCAGAAGGAGCAGGGCATCCTCTCCGAAGCAGCTCCTACCAACTGGGGTGGTGGTCTAGGTAACGCAACCGGTGGTCAGCAGGCCATTGGTTCATACGACCCAATCATGATTTCCTTGATTCGTCGTGCTCTTCCAAACCTAATGTCTTATGACGTTATGGGCGTTCAGCCAATGTCAGGTCCAACCGGCCTTATCTTTGCTCTACGTTCAAAGTACAAGAGCCCAGGCACCACACTAAACGACGCTACCAACGAAGCTCTATTCCGTGAGGCTAACACAGCCTTCTCCGGTAAGAACGCTGCTGGTAACACCGGTGGTCCAGGCGGATTCGAGTGGGGTAATACTCACTACGGTGATCTTGCTAACACCAACCCAGTTGCAGACCTAACAGCTAACACCGCATACGGCGTTGGTCGTGGTATGCAGACCGTTGAGGCAGAAGCTCTTGGTGACTCTGGTGCAAACCAGTTCGCAGAGATGGCCTTCAGCATCGACAAGGTTGCTGTTGAAGCCCGTTCCCGTGCCCTAAAGGCAGAATACACCACTGAGCTTGCACAGGACCTCAAGGCTATTCATGGTCTTGATGCTGAGACAGAACTTTCACACATTCTGTCCACAGAAATCCTTGCAGAAATCAACCGTGAGTGTATCCGTACACTTTACAACATTGCTACAGTTGGTGCCCAGTATGGTACTACTACAGCAGGAACATTCGATCTTGACACCGACTCAAATGGTCGTTGGTCAGTTGAAAAGTTCAAGGGTCTTATCTTCCACATCGAGCGTGAGTGTAACGCTATTGCCAAGGCAACCCGTCGTGGTAAGGGTAACATCCTGATCGTCTCCTCTGACGTTGCATCCGCAATGGCCATGACAGGCGTTCTGGACTATACCCCAGCACTTTCCGCCGACCTACAGGTAGACGACACCGGCAACACCTTTGCTGGTCTTCTACACAAGAGAGTCAAGGTTTACATTGACCCTTACTTCGGTGGTACTGCTAACGGTGACGAACTGGTAACAGTTGGTTATCGTGGTTCTTCAGCCTTTGACGCTGGTGTGTTCTACTGCCCATACGTTCCACTACAGATGGTTCGTGCTATCGGTCAGGACACCTTCCAGCCAAAGATTGGCTTCAAGACCCGTTACGGAATGGTTAGCAATCCGTTTGCTACAGCAGCCGGCGACGGTAAGGTTCTACACCGTAACGCAGATGGTGGCACTGCTAACAAGTATGCGAACATTTATTATCGAATCTTCAGAGTGAGGAATTTGACGTAAAATCAAGAAGTTGGATCAACCAACTCAACTAAGGCGGGGGTCATTCCCCGCCTTTTTTATGTCTAAACTTGTAATGATGAACTACTTGACTAACAGAAATTTCTTTCTTACATAAGGCACAAGAGCATCTTCTTTGTTGTCTGCCTGTTTTGGCTGCGGCCATCCTTCGTTTAGTTTCATCTGTAGGAACCCATCCAGCCCTATACTTTCCATAGTCATTACCTTTCCACATTTCAGAAAGCCTACTGCGCAGAACATCATTAGTTTCCCAGTTCTTCTTTCGAGACTCGGAAATCTTTCTCCTATGTTCTTCCGACTTTGGTTTGCCTTTGTTGGCTACACTGACGGCCTGTCTTCTGGCTTCTTCGCCATCTATTATACCAGCAAGGCATCGCCAGGCAATGTGGTCGTATTCATTACCGTGTGTCTCCCACAAAACCCTATGGGCCTCAGCGTGTTCCTCAACGGTTAGTTCTATTAGATTGGAAGGATCGTCAGTTCCGCCAGCGTGCCTGGGGATAATGTGGTGGGTGTGATAAATAGTCATAGCTGACCTCCGAACAGGTTAGGGTAGGTGGGATTGCCGTCCGCGACCTACATCTTATTTAGCCAACCCACATTCCCTAAATAGGACGAAAGGCAATCAATGCCATTATGGAGTATGCTATGAATGAGACTGTAATTTCTATGATACAGTCCAGAACAATCTGGGCTGCCGTCGCAACAATCATCATCTGGTTTATTCAGAGAGCCGGATTCGAAACAGGTAAGGTTGACATAAACAGCCTGACCGACATTCTACTACAGGTCGTTGGTGGTCTATCAGCCCTGGCAACCATCTACTTCCGAATTACCGCTAACGCAAAAATCTCTGGTGTAATCACCCCTAAACCAGTCGAGGTCAAGTGATGCTTACCACTATACTGAGTATCATTGGAAGTATCGTCCAGGTTATCCTGAATTGGACCAGCTCTGCCCGGGACAAAACTCTTATTGCCTTAGGCGCCACAAAACAATCAGAAAAGGACTTGGAAGGAAGGATAGATGCTATCAAAGAAGCTAACAAAATACGCAATGAGGCTGATGCTTCTATTGCTCGTGATCCCGATAGCGTCCTGCGCGACGACGACGGGTTCAGACGGAACGACGAATAGACTTACGGCCGACTCTCTTACATTTTGTGAGGGCGCTAAGCCAATCTTTTGGTCGCCAAAAGACACGGTCAAGACTGTGGCTCAAATCAAACCCCAAAACAAACTCGGTGTTGAAGTTTGTGGTTGGAGAAACAAATAAAGGAAAGTTCAAATGTTCAAGAAGATTTTACTAGTGGCCCTAATCGCCACATCACTAACCGGTTGTGCCTATCTCGATAAGAGGATCACAGAACTACAATCAACCGTTCACAAGTATGCTCCACTCGTTGGTAAGAACCTACTAAGAGTTGGTGACATTCTTGTTACCGCCAGCTGCTCACCACTTGTTGGTACTGTTGGTGACCAGATACATAAGGTGCTTCACATTGTTGCTCCAAACAGCAATGCAGCCGATACGGTCCAGGCATTCTTTGTCACCAATGCTGCAGTCTCCGCAGAGTTGTGTCCTCTTGTGACCGCTGTAAAGGCAACTGTTGGTTCAGTTCCAACCGGTACACCTACTCAGACAATCGCAACAAACTAAGGAACAGAAATGGCTGTCGATAAGTTTCCACTCGGAACGCCTGATAACACTTCGCTGCTTCAGTCAACGAAGTTCACGTTTATCATACCTGATAAGCCATTCCTGAAGTACTTCTGTCAAACGGTCAGCCTTCCCTCCGTGTCCACCAATGAGATTGAGGTGCCTAATCAGCATTCATCAATCTGGGTTCACGGAGAGAAGATGACCTATGAACCTCTTGTGGTTACGGCATTGATGGACGAAGACCTTAGAGTGTGGGAAGAAACACACAACTGGCTTCGTTCATTGGTCCGTCCACAGGACTCAAGCCAGTATCCTAGAAAGTTCATGAGGGACCCCACTCCTTTGTATTTTGATGGTTTCCTTAGTATCAACACTAACGCCAACAATACAAACATGAGGATCAAGTTCGTCAACTGCCACCCAACCTCAATCGGACTGGTAAGCTTCGACACCAAATTGAATGCGGATACGATCCCCACGGCCGACTTCACCTTCCGTTATGACTATTTTTATGTAGAAAGATTGCACTAACGGCTTGACATATCATCAGTTCTAGGTTATAATGTATCTTTTGGAGGATTGAATGATAAAGCCACCAGTGACCATCGAGACCTTGATGAAGGAATGGACAGAGGATTCCCGTGTCGATCCTACATCCATTGATGTTGAACTCCTAAAAATCTCCCACCTACACGGTAAATACCTAAACATCATGGCCCATCATAGGCATGTTGTCCGCAAGCTTGAGAAGGACTATAAAGACCTCAAGAACTTAAAGGACGACTACTTTCATGGGCATCTAAACGATCCTACCATTCTTGAACAGTATGGATGGGAACCAATGCAACATGTCCATAGCAACCCCAAGATTTTGAGGATGCTAGAGAACGACCCAGACCTGACCAAAATACTACTGAGAAAGGTAGCGCATGAGGAAATCGTCTTCTACTGTGAGACGGTGATGAAGTCCTTGAACAACAGAAGTTGGGACCTCAAGACCTATGTGGAGTACCTAAAGTATACCAAGGGATAAGTATGGAACACCTAATCATCACCAATGTCAATGAGTCCTTGATTCACATCGAATGCAACCCCGGTGTGTCAATGGAACTCTTTGAGAAGTTCTCCTTTCGAGCCGACAAGTTCATGTTCCATCCGCTATACAAGCAAAAATTATGGGATGGATTCATACACCTCTACCAGTTGAAGAACAATACACTCTACAGAGGATTGGCACCGGACGTTATCAAGTGGGCCGCGGATAGAGGTTACACCACCGAGTATGATGGTGACCTGGATACCAACTTCTCCTTGGATGAAGCGCGAGAGTTCATTACCGACCTGAATCCTTCCATGCCTAGTGGTGAGCAGACCCGTGACTATCAGGAGAACTCATTCGTTCATGCTATCCGATCCAAGAGGAAGATTGTTATCTCTCCTACAGGATCAGGGAAGTCGCTGCTCGCCTACATCATCTGTAATCACCTACTCAAGCAAGGCACCAGAGGGCTTCTGATCGTTCCACGGAGCGCCCTGGTTGAGCAAATGTATTCTGACTTCGAAGACTACAGCCGCAACAACGGTAAAGACATGTCAAAGTACTGTCATCGCATTTACAGTGGCAAGGATAAGAACACCAACAAGCCAATCGTTATCTCCACCTGGCAGTCGCTGATGCGTATGCCGGCTGAATGGTTCCGTCAGTTTGGATATGTGATTGTGGACGAGGTACATCAGGCCCAGGCCAAGGAGCTAACCAACATCGTTACCAAGTGCACCAATGCAGAGTACAGGATTGGTGTAACCGGAACACTCTCCGGAGCCAAGGCACATGAATGGGTACTGAAGGGGTTGTTTGGACCTGTCTATAGAGCCACTTCATCCCGAGAGCTAATGGATCGTGGTCAGTTGTCCGAGTTGAAGATCAAGTGTCTGGTGCTTCGCTATCCAGATGAACACTGTATGTATATGAGGAAGGCTGATTACAAGACGGAGATTAACTACATCGTTGGTAATGAGGAACGCAATCGGTTCCTATGTAAGCTCGCCCTGTCCTTGGATGGTAACACCATGTTGATGTTCAACTTCGTGGACCA